TGGCCAGGTGCCAGCGGCTCGCCACCAGGTGGTTGCTCACCAGCGGTGACAGCGGGTGCTCCCTTGCCAGCCACCATCGCCTTGCTCATGGCCGACATGTCCGCCCAGAGGACCAGGTTCTGGCGGTCGACCAGTACGGCGTCGTCGCCGCCCTCAACAGGCTGCTCGCCGATGTCGGCCCGCAGCTTGTTGAGCTTCCACGCGCCGTTCCGCAGCCGCAGGTCGCGGATCTGCTCGACCACCAGCGAGTCCCGCCAGTCAACCTCGCCGAACTTCAGCTTCCAGCCCTCGATGCCGAACCCGCCGCGGGTGATCGCGAAATTGATCTTCTCAAGCAGCAGTTCCGCAGTCGGCTGGCAGGTGTTCACGACGAACGTCTTGTGCTGCGCCTCACCCGTGCCGCCGCCGAGGTTCCCCGACTCGATGATCGACACCTTCGACGGGGGCACCCCGTAGTCGGCGATGATCTCGTCACGCTTCTGGTTCAGGAACAGGAGCACGTCGGCGGCCTTGCCGGCCTGGAGCTCGGCGAGCCGCGCCCCGCCCTTCGTCATGATCGGCGCCCCGATGTTCCGGGGCCCGATGTTCCGCGCCTGGTACTGGGCGGCCCACCGGTTCATCTCACCCTGCTGCGTGCCGGCGGGGAAGTCCGCGTGGATCTGCGGCGGCAGGCCCTTGCGGAACATCTCCTTGCCGCAGCTCGCCGCGAACAGCCAGGCGGTGATCGGGAGGAGCGCGGCCTGGGTCGGGGAGATGCCGTAGATCCCGGACCGCGGCGCGTCGAGGCTGATGTGGATGACGTCTCTCGGATCGAACTCGGCGCGCTGCCCGAAGTCGGTCAGCTGCACGTAGCCGGTGATGGTGCCGTGCGCGTCGGCCTGCGGCATCATGCTCGGGCAGTCCAGCGAATACAGCGCTACCGGCTGCGTGCCCCACCAGACGATCTCGATGAAAGCGTCACCGAATACGAGGAGGTCGGTGATGACGTTCCGCATGAGCTGGCGGATGTCTTCCTGCGGGTTGACGTAGGCCAGCAGGCGCTCAAGCGCGAGGACGTTGTCTGGCTTCTCTGGCTCGTCCTGGTCGCCTTCACCGGTGTCAGAGTCCCAGTCGGTGACCAGACCACCAGCGGTGATCGTCTTGGCGATGACCTGGACACACGCCCACGCCCACGGGCACGCGACGTACGCCTCATAGAGCTGTTCGAGGAGGGAGCGGCGGTCGGTCTGGGTGGCGACCCCGATGCCCTGGTTGTACTCGTTGAGGCCACCGTCGGGGATGCCGTACTCGTAGCCCGCGCGGTCGGGAGTCTTGGCCGGCGCCGTCTTGGCTTCGAGGATCGGCTGCTGGTCAGCTTGCAGCCATTCACGGATCCGGGAGCGGAGAGGCACGCGACCTCCCGGCACCTAAGTTACTGGCCGGTTCGGATGCGACCTGCACCTTTGTGGCACCGTCAGGGGCTCGTCCGCACCATCCACGGCTTAGGCTCGTCGTCCTCTTCGCTGGCGCCGCCGTCCGCCCACGACCAGCCCTCAGCCGCTTCCTGCTGCCGCACTACCATCTGCGACCCAAGCGGCTGGTAGGGGGGAATCCCCAGCTCATCAGCCAGGGGTACCGGCCTGGTGTCGAGGATGGTGAACTCCGGGCCGGTGCCGAGGTTGATCAGGAGGTAGCGGCCGGCGTCCATGGCGTGGTCGTGAGCCTTGGTGTCCGCGTCCTCCGGGTTGCCCGTCTTGGCGTAGGGCAGGTTCTTCAGCTCAAAAATGAGCTTCTCGCATGTCCGGAAGATGTGGATCTTCGGGCAGCTTTCCCAGCCCTGCGCGCGGTGATGCGGGCAGGCGGGTCCTTCGGCGAGGTAGGAATGCCACCGCTGCCAGCCGGCGACCCGCGATCCCTGGCCCTTCCCGGCCTCGGTCAGGGGCACGCCGTTCTCGGCGTAGACGTCGGAGATGGGTTTCGCGTCGCCGCGGGTGGCCCACATCGCGTCGTCCGCCCAGCGCACCGAGACATGCTCGTCCCCGGCTTCAGCGGCTAGGATGCGTGCCGCCTGCTCGGTCTCGCCGACCTGCGCCTCGTAGATCTCCCGGTAGATCCACACCCGGCCGTCTTCGTCAACGGCGCCCCACAGGACTGCCCACGGCTTGGCGAAGCCCCAGTCGATGCCGTTGTACCGCGACCACTCCGGCGGCAGCGTGACCGGGTCCATCGTGTGCCGGTCGAACCGGTACTGAGTGAACATCTGCCCGCTGAACTGGCCCCAGTCGCCGTCTCGCATAGCGGCACGCCGGGCCGGGTCGGAGATGGAGTCAAGGCGCCGGTAGTACGCCTCGTCGAGGTAAGGGTTGTCGGTCGCCCGGGCGGGGATGAACCGGCGCGTCAGCCCGTGCTCGTCGGTGATGACCTTCTGGCCCTCGTCCGTGGCGTCGATGTAGGCGGCCCGGACCTCACCGTGGGAAGCGCCGCCAGGGTTCGAGGCCGCGCGGATGCCGAGCACCGGGACGCCGTGGGCCGAGCGGAGGCGCTCCAGCGCGATCACGTCCACCGCGCCGGGCGGCATCAGGGTGAGTTCGTCGACGAGGAGCAGCTGGTAGGCGCCGCCTTGCCGGCGGGAAGCGTCGTCGAGGGACTCCATGTAGCGGAGCCGGATCACCGACCGGTTGGGGAAAGTGATCTCTTTCTCGGTCTTGTTCCACCGGCCGCCGAGCGCGCTGGCCCACGAGATCCGCTGGAACTCCGGGTAGATCGACTCGGCCAGCTCGTCGTAGGAGCGGCGGAGGATCAGGACGCGGATACCGGGGTGGCGGATGGACGCCCGGACGCCTTCCATGATCAGGCTCAGGGTCTTGCCGCCACCGGCCGCGCCGCCGTAAAGGACCGAGTCCTCGGTGGCCGCATGGAAGCGTTCCTGCGGGCAGTTCCCGCACGGCTCCGGGACCTCGACGTCCTCACCGCGGTCCCGGGCCTCCCGTGCCAGCACCCGCGGCTTGCACGTGGGCTCGTAACCGAGCACCGCGAATGCGTCAACGTTCCGCAGGCGCTCGGTCTCCTGGGCTTCCTTCCGCGCCCGCAGTTCGCGCAGGCGCTGCAGTTTCTCAGCCGGCGCCAGAATGATCGCGGTCAAGGTCGCCTACCTCGGCCGCCAGCCGCTCTATCTCCGCGTCCACGGCGTCCTCGGTGATGACCTCGATGCGCGAGCGGGAGGGAGCGTCGTAGCCGAAGATCTTGGCGCGGCGGTCCAGGAGCGAGCGGATGCGGTCGACCGCCGACAGGATAGGCCCGTCGTCCAGGACATCCTCGTACGCCGGGACGGGCAGCCCGTCAGCATCAAGGCGCTCATTGCCAGCTTCGTCCACCTCGGTGCCGATCCGGCGGCGGACCACGCGGCCGTTGGAGTAAGCGACGTGCTCGCGCTCCATGACGTCCCACGCCTGCTCGATCAGCCGGTCGATGCGCTCCAGGTCGAGGCGCTTGGCGTCCTCGGCGCCGTCGGCTGGCAGGGCGGCGAAGGCGCGGCCGATGGCGTTGTGGGCATGGCCCCTGGATGCGAAGCCGAGTTCGGTGGCGATGCGCTGCAGGCTGCGACCCTTGGCGCGCAGTTCCGCAGCGTCGAAGTCACGCTGGGCGGTCTTGATGCTGCGGGTGAACCTGCCGGTGCCGCTCCGGTTTGTTTGCACGGTCATGGTGTTTGTCCGGTCGTCGTGGCGGGTGAGGGCCCAGCCTCCGGTTACAGGTCATCCACGGCGGCCTGCGCAACCCTTGATCACTCTTGCCAGCAGCTGCCGGCCGGCGAGCCGCCGTGGGGTCGTCGGCCTCCGCTTAGCGCTTCACCCGCTCAGGCCGCGATCCGGGCCGGTTCCAGTTCCCCTGGCTCCTCAGGTTCCCGGCTCTCCAGCCGCCTGCGTTCCTCACCGTTGTCATAGGCCGCCCACGAGAGCAGCACCAGGGCGATAAAGGCAGCGGCGGAGATCATGGCGATAACAAGAGAGGGCATGGCGGAGCGACCTGACGTGCTGGCTGGGCAGGGAGGATACGGGGAATCCCGCAGTCCCTAGCCTAGTGGTCCAGGCCGCTCCGCTGCTAGCTGCCCCCAGGTCAGGAAGCGGGCGGGGTGACCACCGGTGCCGGGGTGTCGGACGCGACGTCGGCCGCGCCCGTCGAGGCGAGCGTGTCCAGGGACGCCTCGGCAGCCTGCAGGGCGGCCAGCGTCCCCGGCTGCAGCGCAGTGGCGGGGAGTGCCTGCAGGTTGACCACCAGCGCCTGGAGCGCCGCGACGGCAGTGCCGAGCGCGGCGACCTGAGCGGTCTCGTCGGTGACATCGGCGAGTACGGATGCGTCCTCAGTCATGATTTTCTCCTGGTTCGTGAGGATGGTGTCGAGCTTCTCGACGATGGTGTCGAGCTTGCGGCCGGTTCCGTCCCAGGTCACGGCCATTCCGTCGGGCATGGGAGTGCTCCCCTCAGGCTGCACGGCGGGCGGCCCTGCTGGTCGCGTGCTCGGCTTTGGCCACGTCTAGCAGCCGGTAGCGGGGCCGGCCGCAGCGGTCGCGGATCTCCTGGCCCTGGGCGTCCGTGGCGACCGGGAGGTGACCGCGGTTGCGCCAGTTGACGATGTCGTTCACGGTCACGTTGGCGTACAGGGCCGCTTCGGTACCGGACAGGAGGGCGGAGGGGTCAAGCACGAGCGCGCCTCCCCCGGACATGCAAAAGCCCCCGAGACCCCAAGGGGCATCGAGGGCAGAATCGTCCGTCCCAGATACTACAGAGAGTTCAGCGCGTACCGCCAGTAACAGCGGCGCTTCCCCGGCGCGGCGTCTGCAAACTGGCGACGGTGGGCCAGTTGGGATTGGGCTCCCCATGCTTCTCACGGACAAGCCGGATGTGCTCAAGCAACTCCGGTTCAGGCAGGAAGTGCTCGCCTTGGCACCTAAGGTGCGCGAACTGCCGGTGACGGCGCGTCTCCTCCTTCACGGTTCCAGGCTCGAACGCGAGGATCTCATCGGGCAGCAGGTCTGCGAAGCGACCCTCTGCACAGTGCGTCGTGCCGATCTTGATCACAGGACCCCGGCGGATGTAGTACACGATGGAGCCACTGGGGACGTACAGCCCTCGATCGCGAGGGAGTGGCCGTGTAGCGGTTTTCTCCAGGCGGTGCGCACCGAGCTGCCCGGCGATCCGTATCACCGTTTCGTCAATCTCGATCCCGGCATCTGCCATCTCGCGCAGGATGGAGGCAGTCATGGGCCACGCGGGATCTGACGTGTCGATCTTGTCAAGGAGCACCTGATAGCTCGGGCGCGCACCAATGCCCGCGTCGCGGAACTCCTGAAGGGTGAGCGAGTCACCGTACAATTTCACCTGGCTGGGCCTTCCACGGAGGTCTGGCTGCCCGGGGGGTGTTGACGCACCTCCCGGGACCCTATTCGTACAGCTATTCTACCGCAGTCATGCGGCGGACGATTCCCCGCCCAGACGTTCGACTTCGGCTTCATATTCGGGCAGGCGCATAACCCTGTTGCAGTCGGGATTGCCGCACTGCACGTTCTCCTCCCCTTCGGTCCACCACAGCATCAGCAGGCGGCAGCCAGGGCATCGCATCGGCTTGCGGAGCTTGCGGGCACCAGCTTTCGCCTTGGCGGTGAACTCCCGGTGCCACAGCATGATCTCGGCGCCGAAGTCCACTGCGATGTCCGGAGCGGACAGGATGCCGTCCAGGTGGTGGATCAGCCATGCGGAGCACCCGGTGACCACCGAGGCCAGGTAGCCGCGGCGAGGCGGGGCCGGCCAGCGTTTCAGGCTCCGGTAGGACTGCTCCCAGCCGGTGATCATCTTCACCAGCTCGTCGAGGTCGTCGCCAGCGGGTGAAGGGGACGGAGGTTCCTGCGAGCCGGAGACACGCTGCTCACCGGACGAGCTGCTGTGA